ACATCTTCTTCTCCATGACTCTAAGGCGGTCATCTACAAGGCGAATGTCCCTCTCACATCCCTTCTTAATTTCTTCAGACCTTCTGTTAACTTCTCTGTGAACCGATTCAATTTTCTCAAATAATACCGCATCTATTCTATCCTGCTTGTCAAGTTTTTCATTATGCACAGCAAGAAGTTGACCCATCTTCACAGAATTATCCTGAAGAGAGTCAACTACTTTTTCTAATCTTTCTAGTATTGCACCATTAATATCAGACATTTCTAACTGCAAAGTCTAATGCAGACTGATAAGAAGCAGCATCTTTGTTCAGCATATACTGGAACTGTTGCTTATGTGTATCATCTAGTTGTGCATAAGTAGCAGCAATTCTCTTGGCAGAGAAGTTATCTAAATTTTGTGTTGAATTATCAGCAAACTGGATCTTAGCAAATGATCCTTCACCTGCGGGATTCAATTCTGATGTAGCTACATCCAATGCAACTTTAATTACATCTTGGTTTTCATTCATAATATCAGTAGTCACTTGAGTTTCCTCTTTTTTAAGTTTTTTAGTTTGAGATGACGCTTTCTTTTTAAAATCAGAAAGACGTGCTTTCATGAGCGTATCCATTTCTTTGGTTTTACGCATCATTTTTTCTTTAGATTCTCCACGTTTTTTCTGGAGATCCTTTTGACGACCCAGTTTCTTTCCTTGCTGGATCTGTTTTTGAGCTCTCTCGGTATCTGTAGACAGAGCTTCGGTTACGTTAGTTTCTGTATGTTCTTTCATTTTTCTACTTTGGATACGGGAGAAGAGATCTTTAGCACCAGACGTGCGACCATCAACTTTCTCATTATTTTTTTTGTACTTACGATGTTGTCTAGGATTTACCATAACAAATGCAGGTGGTAACTGTAGTCCAGAACCATCGCCAGCGGAATTAATCATTTCATTTACAGTAGGTTTAGTTCCTTTAGACATTCCTTGTCAACATCCTCATTAAGTTTGGGTGGTAATCTATTTAGAAATAACATAAATGCCTTGATTATAGACCAATATGTTGCTTCCGTTTTATAAAACAGCAATGGTGTTGCTGCATCATCAAAAACATTATATAAAATAATCACATGATTTAGTATCAGGTGAGTTTTGAGTTCACCCGTCGCCTCGTTACGCTTAAGTAATCTTTTGATATACTTAAATCTCTTTAAGTCTTCCTCAAAATCAGAATAGGTAACTGACGACGGGTTATTGTAATTTTGAATAGCAAAGAAAATCCAGTTCTCTGGAGTCAATTCAGCAATGTTCATTCATTAGGATCCGAATGTTAGAGTTGCAGCTCCGTTAGTGGTAACCTCTTCGGTACCATTAGCAGAAGTAACCTTAACTCTGTACTTGTAACCGTTTAAGGTAGTACCACCAAGTGATGCGTATGTAAGTGTTGCTGTTGTGAAGTTGGAGTATGTTGTTCCAGTATCTGTGTTAGCAGCAAGGTTAACCCAACGCTTACCAGTTGCAGTTTGACGTTGCCAAACATATGCAAGTGCTCCAGGTGTTCCTGTTGTGGATGTACTAAGAGTAAATGTACCACCACCAGAAGATGAGGTAGAGTTAGCAGGTTGTGCAGTGATAGTCACAGAAGATGCTACGTCAGCAACCCTAGTATCATCAGTGTAGTCACCAGATGTACCAGCAGCAATATAAACATAAGCTAAATGCACTGCCTTATGGCGAGTAGCACCAGAATGATCTGTATATGTTTTATAGTTCCACCAACCAGGTCCTTTCAAACCACGTTGCTTGTTTTCTGCAAGTCCAACTTCAGTTGAGTCAACGAATAAAATTTCGCCAACATTACTGTCGCCACCTTTGATTACATATTCTGCAACATCCTTAGGTGGAGTTCTACGTACAGCTCCTGCTAGTCCAGCATCAGTGCTACCAGCATAGGTAGTGTGTAGTTCAATTGAAGTAGTGCTTGCTACACTCCTTACAATATAGTTAACACCACCAAGGACTAGTACGTCTCCTTGGTTTACAGTATCAGCGGCATTCTTGGTAACTGTAGCATCGCCATTTGTGACGCCAACATTATTCGCAAATGTCGCTGCATCAATCGTTCCGAATACAGCCATTGGTCTCCTCGTATTATTTGAGTATTTCTTATGTTTATTTATAAAAAGATAAAAAGGGGAGCTTCCACCCCCCCATGATATCACTTATCTCTTGCTTTAATAGCAGCAGTTACTGTCTCAAGTAGCTTGTCATCCATATCGGTTTTGGTCAGTTTAACTGCCTTGCCGAGAATAACTAAACAAATTTCAATCAGTTTCTCACCAAGTTCCTCGTTTTCAGGGATCTTGTTAACTGCATCTGAAATTACTTTTGTTGCAAGTGGTAGTAGAAAGGAAAGCATAATCTTAAATCATATTGTTTCAAAGCCTATTTATTATTTCTCCCACTCATCTAAAATATCTGTTATCTTTGCCATGAACTGTTTAAAGTTCAGCAAAGTACCCGAACGATAATCACGACGTGCCTTTGCAACACCAGTCTCAAATGATTCGTTAGTTGCTCTAGTGGTCATTCCGTTCTTACCATCAGGAATACTAGGCATGACTTCTACATTGCCAGATTTTTTATTTTTTAATTTTTTAGTTTTAGGCTTTGTATTCTTTTCCTTTCTGTTGTCGTCATAACCTTCCTCTCGGAATTGTTTAAAGGATTTCATTTCTTTTTCTTCATACCTAAAATTTTACTTACCTTCTTACGACGAGCGATCAAAAACTTATCACTCTTATCGTGGTCACCATCATTGTCAATATCTTTATCTTCCTTACCTACGGGATCAAGTTTCTTTTCTTTAATCTCTTCAACAGAACTAGGTGTTCCTGGTGCTTCATCCTCGTGAGCAACTACATTACCATCAGCATCTTTCTCATGATGCTCTTTCTTAATTTTATATCCTTTCTGCCATTTCCCTTTAATCTTTTCTATAACATATGTCTCACCATCCATTTCATACTCTTCTCTTTCTTCTACTTCTTCTTTAGTATCTAATTGTGCTTTAGAACCTTCTTTCTTAGCACTCTTCTTTTTCTTAGTAGTGTCTTCTATCTCAGCACCATGTGACTGAGGATCCATACCACCAAAAGGTGCTTCTGATAAATGCAAGTCAGGCATTTCAGTGTTCTGGAAGCAATCGCCACCCACCCACTTACCGTACTGTTCCATCAATCCAGATGAAAACTCGTCACTGTGCTTTACTTTATTAACTGGAGGTTGTTTCTTCATCGTTCAAAAGGGAGGTTCTTCTCGTATTATTTATAGATCTAATGTTCTTTATCCATTCACGTAACATATCACCACCATCTGTAATAACGATAGCATAGTTACCACCTACTCTGTGAATGCGTCCTTTGTCTCCTGTACGTGATGACATAACAGCATCACCTTCTTTGAATACAAAGGTTTGCCTTTGTTGCTGACGCAGAGCTTCTTCTCTTAATTTTTTAAAATTCTTCATTTAAAATTACTAGGTAGTGCCATTGCAATCTCTGCCATAAGATTTTGACAATCACGATCATTTAATGCATTAGGAATACCCTTTCTGAATGTAGTGAAGTCACCAGCATGTGCTGCACGTCTCATCTTAGTTCCAGAAATGGCAAAGGTATCACCATCAGCGTCTCTACTTCCAGAAGATTCTATTAAAATCTTTCTGAATCTAAAGTCTTTACCATTATATTTATGAAGGAATCCCATAGCGTTAACCCTATCAGAACCTACAAGGAATATAACTTCATTGTATCCTGCAAGCATAATCTCTTGCAATATTGCTACTGGTTCCCTAGGACCACTATAGATATGTCCCTTATGTTCAGGAAACATCTTATTCATATAGAATAATTTTCTATCAGGTGGTAAAGGATTAGTTCCTTTCTTATCTACAGTTTGTGAAATATAAATGCGATAGTCATGAGCACCTGCTGCTGACTTTACACCAGCAAAGTTTTCCTTGTGTCCTGTAGTAGGTGGTTGGAACCTACCAAAAGTAAAATAGCACTTATTACAATTTAACGCCATTGCTTCTGAAGAGTGAAGTTGTTGTATGCAAATTCCATACGGTTAACAAACTTAATCATGTCACCATCCTTATGTAAGACATAACCTTCTGGACCAGTGACCTTATATCCTTTCTCTGTCTGGACAAAAGTCCTAAACTCTTCTAGGTGGTCAAGTTTATCTATAACCATTTGCTTCACTGTTTGCAGTTCCTTGTACAGTGTTAGCATTGCTTTGAACTTGCCATTATTCTTTTCAACATACAGTTGACTATCATAAACAAGATTTCTTTTCTTAGTTAAGTTTGCAGCTGTCTTGATCTTTGCTAATTCTTTATTTGTTTTCTCCTCATAGAAATTTAACATGGCATACATTGCATCATCTACTTTATTAATAGTACGAGCATTCTTAATTTCATTATTAAAGAACTGCTTTAAGTATGATGCAATGTGAAACTTAGCATCTCCAGTGGTTCCTGTTTTAGTAACCAACTCATCCAGAAAATCACCACAGGTTTTACACATACGTTCAATGGTAGTAACATATCCATCAAACTTTTTCACCTCTGCATTGGAAAAACCAACACGATGCATTGGTGTGTCATTTTTAACTACCAAAGCTTCATCAGATCCATTTACTTTTGCACCTGCTCTAGCTTGCATATCAAGAATTACATCTCCAGTATAATGTGTATGAAACACTACACCAATCTTTGCTCTGCCTGCTGCTTTACCAATAGGATGATCTACTGGAATACCATATGTAATTGTATTGGGTCTGAATGTATATAAGTTTTCCCCATTAACTTTTTCTTTTTTAACATCAGAAGTGAATAAAAGATCTCCCTGTACTACACCTTCAATACCAAGAGTAGAAAAATAACGAAGAGAGAACTTCAATTTCTCTGCTAGATCTCCCTCATACCACCCATCAATTTGTTCTTCACTATAACAAAGTTTAGGATCAGACTTATTGAATACAGATTTAGTTCCAACAAAAAATAATCCTGTCTGAGGATCTGTACCACAAATAACAGAGGGAGCACCATCCCATTTGGTTTGCATGAAACCTTGAGACTCCTGATGACCCAACATATTCTTAAGTTCTTTTAAAAAAGACACAGCAGCTTTACAACCCTCAACTCCATAGTTGAGCATTTCATCCTCTAGATGTTCTAAATGTTTTAGCTGTTTAATGTTTGCCATTATTTTTTAAAATAATCTCCATTGCTATGAGTAGGATATACACCACCTTGTTTGTTTCTCATATTAAATTTAAACTCATATTTTTGTGTTTCAAAGATCATATCAATACGTTTAGCTTTACCACCTGCACCACCGTAATTGATCTCAACTGTGCTCCCAATAAGAGATGCAGCTTTATTCATGTAATCTTTATCAACTTCATACACTTCTAGTTTGCTTCCTGTATAATGAACCATCCAATAACCATAACCAACACCACTCGCAACCAAATCTTCTAGTGCATTTATTCCTGCATTGTCAAGTTTAGTATCTTCAATATGATTCTCTACTATAGGAGAACTTAAACCCTTTTCAAATTTATTAAACACAGTTAAAAACTTCGTTTGATCTATACCAAACATGTTAAGATATTCTTGACCATCTTTAGGTATTACACCTTCTTTTAATTTTGCTTCTGGAAATAAATTAAGTTTATCTTTACCTGTACCTTTAATACCACAGTTAAAGAATGATAAAGTATCCCCAAACTTAACTGAAAGGTATACTGGTTTACCAGCAACGGTTAAAGTAATATCTGTAAGAGTAGATCCAATATTATTAGTGGCGGTAGAACCACCTGCAGAGATAACAATATTATTGCCCTTTTTCTTAAGAGGACGTTTCTGGTTTTTACCACCTTCACCTAAAGCTTTTGTTGGTCCTTCTCCATATGCTTTGACCATAGCAGCAATAATAATGTTGACGTGTTCTGAATATTTTTTAACTTTCACACCAGAACAATGATCAATCAGTGCTTGGGTAAGATCATCTTCATACACATTACCCATATTAACTTTCTTACCACCTTTAACTTGTCCACCAAACTCAGCAGTTTTTGCAAAGTCTTCTAGATCTAAGTAAATATCTGTACTACTTATATTACGAGGTACACCTTTACCTACAGGAATATTACATGTAAATTCAATATTATTTTTACCACGAAGACCTTGCCTACACACTTTATCAAATAACATCTTCGCAGAAATTTCTTTACCAGAATTTCCTTTAATAGAATGAAAGTCTTGAAAGGGAGAAGTGATATATTTTTTAGTATTTTCATCCTTTGTAGTCGCAGTAAATCCTGCCACTTCAACAACACCAATGTCCGTTGAGAAGTGATTCTCTTTTCCATTGCGTTTCAAAGCTTTATCAAAGAAGGTATCCATACGATCAAGATACCTTCCACCGTTTCTAAAAAAATCTCCTGCTTTCATAAGAAAACCTCTCGTCTAACTATTTAGAGGAGAGGTTCTTGTTGTCAATTACTAGGTGCTTTGAAATACTTATTGATAACATCTACTTGATCCTGATACTTGGCTATTATATCCAACTCTTTTTCAATAGATTCTAATATATCAGTATGTTCACCAACACCAGCAGGATGCTCTAGATAGATTTCAATGTTTGCTTTATGTTTAGCAATGTCACCTTGAGCGTGTGCTAATAGTGCTCTTAGGATTTGTTCTCTCATATGTAATTGTCCCATTAATAAAATTCGTTATACTAATTTATATATCATCTGTCTCCTGCTTTTCTATTTTCAGATTTCTCAACGTCAAATGATCCACCTGGATATCTCTTCTCTAACTTCTTGACATTACCTCTGACAACATCATCAAAAGATATATCCAATGCCATACAAGCTTGTGCTACGTACCACATAACGTCACCCAACTCAATAATAAGATGCTCTCTGTTGTCGGGTGTCCAAGGTTTACCTTGAAAGACCATCTTTTTAACAATTTCAAGAAACTCGCCAGACTCAGCAGCAAGCCCAACGCCAGCAGTGGTAAGACGTTCAATATTGGCACCCTCTCGGTCAAGTTCACCCAGACGGTCAGCAAGACTGACAAAATCCTTAGAACAATCACTTGTGACAGCATCCACGAAATGACTGTACTTATTAAAGTCAACATTATTGGTCATAGTTTATACATTCCACTCAGCAAATTTAGATAATCGGTTTTTTGTTTCAGAGAACTGAGGCATCTCTTCCTCCTTTTCTACATCCATTACAGATGTACTGTCAGCAACATCATACAGCCTCATCTTTGATCTGTCAATTCCCACCATGAATTTTCGTGAGGAAGTGGGGTCTGAGTATCTGTTTTTAAGTTGTTTGACCATGATGCGACCTTGTTGTTCCAACTCCTCAGTAGAGATAAGGGCAAACATAAAATCAGCAGTGGCAGGAAGACCAAAAGACTCAGAAGTATCGGTAAGATCTGGATCACTATTGCCAAACCCACTACGAGTAGTCTGAGTGGCACTAATAATAGGGACGTTACATTCCACAGCAAGACCCCGAAGCTCCTCAGCAATCGCCTTAACATAGGTATACGAGTTAACAACCGCACCTTTGTACCTCACACTTGCACATATATTTAAGTAGTCTATGAATATTATAGCAGGTTTAAAATCTTTTTTCAACCTAAGATCGCTTAAGAGTGCCTTGAAATGACCTGCATGTGCAGATGCTGTAGGGTATTCTTTAATAATAAGTTTACCCTGTGTTTTCCTAGCAATCTCATTTACCTTACTGGTAAAAAGAACCTCAGGTAGATCTACAATATCTTTAACAGCAACGTTTAAAAGATTTGCGTCAATTCGCTCAGCAATCTTCTCCTCTGCCATCTCACATGTAATATAGAGAACGTCATACCCCTGTGACAATGCGGCACCAGCCATGTGGCACATGAATAAACTTTTCCCGACACCTGTACCAGCAAGAGCGATATTGAGAGTCTTATTAGAGAGACCACCTTTCGTAATATAGTTAAACTTTTCCAGATCAAAGGGGATCTTCTCCTCCTTCCTGTGGTAGAATTCATATCTATCTTTAGATTGTTCAATGTAATCGTGACCAATGTGTTCATCAAAAGAAACTGCTAGAGCTTCTTGAAGGATGGAGGGTATAGCATCTCTGGAAATCTTTTTATCTTCGCCATCAGCAACCTTGATAGACTGCATAAGGGCAAGATAGATAGCACGGTCTTTGCACCACTTTTCTGTGGCATCAAGTAGCCACTCGTAGTCAACCCACTCGTCTGATAATCCTCTTACTGCTGATACCGAATCTTGAAACGATTCATCAGTTAGATCTGTACGATTTTGTAAGTTAATCGTAAGGACTTCTTTAGTAGGAACTCTGTCGTACTTACTAGCGAAGTCAGCAATCTCTTCATAGATGATCTTCTCATGGTAGTTCTCAAAGTATTCTGCTTTAAGAAATGGAACCACCTTGCGATAATACTCCTCGTTATGTAGGAGATTTCTTAAGATAGATTCTTCAATACGTTCAGTCATCTAATTTTAATCTCGCAAAGGACTTTTCGCTTAACCTCTTCTGTATCAGTTTACCATACTCTTCATGGAGTTCGCAACCAATATAGTGTCTTTGTAAGGATTTAGCTACCAAAGCAGTTGTGCCAGATCCCATGAAAGGATCTAATACTATGTCACCCTCCTCACTACCTGCTTTGATACATGGTTCAATGAGGTCTGGTGGATACACTGCAAAGTGTGCTCCCTTATATGGTTTGTTA